AGGGAACCATGGACCAGGCTTCATTAAAAGATGAATTAGAACCAGGCCCACTTAAAGATGAATTACTAAAAGACTTCGATCCTTCTCAAGAAACATACGAAGAGTATCTACAAAGAAAAAATTTAGAAAGACCGTTTAACATGGCTGACGGTGGACGGATCGGGTTTAGTGAAAAACCTGGTTTTGCTAAAAGTCGATATTTTAAAAGTACTCTTTATAAAAAAAGAAAAGAAGCTAAAGAGAAAGGTTTGATATATAATGAAAAAACTAAACGTTTTCACAAGCCTGTAGAAAAACCAATAAGTAAATATGACAAACTTACTGCAGATCAAAAAAAATACTTTAAACAAATTACAGGAAAGGAATGGAATCAAAAAGATTGGGATGAAGGAAATTATAGAAGAATAAACAAAAGCAGAAAAGCTAAAGATGTAAAAAAGAAAAAATTAGTTTCTTCTCCTTGGCACAGAAAACTTCAATTTTTTAATCAATATGCAATTAATCAAAGAATGTTAGCAGACGAAAAAGAATTAGCTGCAAGAGGTTATATTAGTGCCCGTAAATTAAACTCGTTATTAGGTAGAAAAGAAACAGAAGATACAATTGATACTTTAAAAGGTGCTATTAAAGAATCATCATGGTTAAATGAAAAAGAAGGGGTTGCTAAATGGAAAAAATCTAAAAACTTTAGTTTTATTGATAGAAGAATTGGTGGTCAAAAATTTTATAAAATGCCAGATAAGACAACTCTTAAAAATATGAAAGATTATTATAAAAACCAAGAATTTTTATCGGATTTTAAATATGGAAAAATAAAAGAACCAAGTATTAAAGGAGCCAAACTTTTTTATGACGATGAAACATTAATGAAAGCTTTAAAAGCTTGGTCTGGAAATACAAAAGAAATAGATCAAAATGCATTAAAAGTTTTAGACTCTGTTTTTGGTTCGGATAATTGGGCTGGTCCTAATGCAATTAAAAATTTAGGCAGAGCATTATCAGGAGAAATAAAAATAGAAGGAATTAAAGTTAATAAAGCGTTAGGTAAAAAGATTTTAGATGGAATGTCACGAACTGCTAATTCTAAATATGGTGGTAGCGCATGGGATAAAGCGGCATATACATACGCAAAAGATAAAATGGATATGTTATTTAAAAATAAAGGTTCTAAGAACTTTAGAGAACTTTATGATGATACACAAAAAATTTTAATAGATGTGTTAGGGAAAAAAAGAGCAAAGGTTGCAATTGATGAAGTAATCTCTTTAAGAACAGGACTTACTAATGATGCACAAGTTTATTCTGTATTTTCTCAAGTTATAGATGAAAACATTAATAAAAAGTTTAAACAATCTTATGATGCTAACTTATCTAGAAATTTTAAAAAAATTAGAGAAGAAATGGCTAAAGGAGATGAAGCTAATTTAGATAAGATTAAAGGATGGACAGATCAACAAAATGTAAAACTATCTCAAGCTCAAAAACAATATCCAGGTATTAAATTTGCTAACTTTGGAAAATTTGATTATGAAACAGGAAAATTTGCTACACCTGAAGAAACTTTTGGAAGTAAAAGATTTGCTGACCTTCCAAGTGACATTCAAAAAAGAATTAGAAAAGATTTTGGAACAAGTGGAGTAAGTGTAGATGTTGGTGGAGCCGGAACTCAAAAAGAAGTAATTAGTGATTTAAGTAAAGCTAGTGATGAGTTGAAAAGTTTAAAACCTAAACAACAAATGGAACTACTTAAAAGAATGGGTTACCGTTGTGCCAAAGCAAGTGGTGCTGGAGAAACTCTTGAATGTTACATTAAAGATGTAGAAGAAACAAAAGCGCAAGCGAGAAAGGGAGATGTACAAGCAGCGGTTAAACAAAGAAATGCATTTAAACAAGCTAAAAAAATTCCGCAAGTTGCAAAAATATTAAGAAGAGGAATACAAGGAGTTATTGGTGGAGTAGGAACTGCTATTGGTGGTAAAATTGGAGTAGCACTGGAAGGTGCTATTGAAGGAGGTATTTATGATTACTACAGAGGTAAAGGTTATAGCCATGAACAAGCTCTTCAAGAAGGTTTCTTAACTAAAGCTATAGATCCAGAAAATTATACTGGACTTTTTAATTTTGCAGATGAATTAATAGAAAAAGAAAAAATTGGAACTAGATGGGATCCATCTGGCAAAGTAAACTTAGCTGCAAAGTATGCAGATGCTAAATCTAAATATGATTCAGCCTTAGATAAATATTATGAGATACAAAGTCAAAGACCTGGAAATTTAGAACAAGCAGAAGCACAACAAGTTGCTTTAGCAGAACAAGAAGAAATAATTAGAGCTTTAGAACCTTCTGTAAAAGCAGGCACTCCTGAATATGAAGCATACCAACAAGCAGAAGAGAGACAAACAGCTTTAATGGATGAAAGAGCAAGAGACTATAAATCTAAAAATAGATTTTTAGGTTTAGAATGGGATTTATCTCCAGCACAAATTAAACAAAGAACTCCAAGTGATTTTAAAGAAAAACAAATTCTTAAACAAAGAGAACGAGACATGGATGAATGGAAAGGTGGTAGAGATGCTTTTACTATTAAACCTGGTGAATACATAGACTGGGTATCGTATGGATTGGGTGATGAAGAGGGTATCAAAGAAAAATGGAGACAGATTGATAAACAAGGTGGAATGGATTTATTAGATAGAATTGGAATAGCTGGAGGAGTATCAAATTTAGCACAAGGCGGAATAGCGAGTTTAAAAAAGAAATGGTAAAAAACCCAACATTAGTTAAAAACATGAAGCACGTTAAATGGAAGGAAATACCACCCTTAAAAGGACCTAATCCACAGGGCTTGATTAAACCTAAAAAACAAGATAAGAATAAGCAGGAGAATTTAAATGGCAGAAATAGATAAAGGTCTCCCAAACATTAAACGACCAGAAGACGAAGTTGCAGAGGTTGTTAATTTGGAAGAACCACAAACACCACAAGGTCCCGTTGAAGTTATAGAAGACGAAGAAGGGGCTACAATTGATTTTGATCCAAATGCAATGCCTGCACCTGAACAAGGTGATCACTTTGCAAACTTAAATGATTTATTACCAGAAGACATTACTGATCCAATAGCTAATAGACTTGAATCAGATTATAGAGAGTATAAATTATCTCGAGCAGATTGGGAAAGAGCTTACGTTGTTGGATTAGATCTGTTAGGATTTAAATATGAAAATAGAACCGAACCTTTCCAAGGCGCGTCGGGGGCGACTCACCCGGTACTTGCTGAAGCTGTTACTCAGTTTCAGGCGCTCGCTTATAAAGAGTTACTCCCAGCTGATGGACCAGTAAGAACTCAAATCATGGGAGCGACTAATCCTATGAAAGAACAACAGTCGCAACGAGTTAAAGATTTCATGAATTATCAACTCATGGATCAAATGAAAGAATATGAACCTGAGTTTGATCAAATGTTATTTTACTTACCACTTGCAGGTTCTACATTTAAAAAAATTTATTATGATGAATTATTAGGAAGAGCTGTTTCTAAATTTGTTCCAGCTGATGATTTAATTGTACCATACACTGCAACTTCTTTACAAGATGCAACATCTGTGTGTCATGTTATTAAAATGTCTGAAAATGATTTACGTAAACAACAAGTAAATGGTTTTTATTCTGATATAGAATTAAATAAACCAGTTGACCCTAATACAAATGAATTAAAACGAAAAGAAAGAGAATTAGAAGGTATGACTAAATCTCAAAGAGTCGAACCTTTATATACATTACTAGAATTCCACGTAGACCTTGACTTAGAAGGTTTCGAAGATGTTGACGCCGATGGCGAACCAACAGGAATAAAATTACCTTACATCGTTACAATCGAGCAAGGTAGTCGGAAAGTTTTGTCGATAAGACGAAACTTCGCGCCCAATGATCCAAAGAGAAATAAGATCCAATATTTTGTCCACTTCAAATTTCTGCCAGGACTAGGATTTTATGGCCTTGGACTCATTCATATGATTGGCGGATTGAGTCGCACTGCAACTGCGGCTCTCCGTCAATTGTTAGACGCGGGAACATTATCAAATCTTCCGGCAGGATTTAAACAGAGAGGTGTCAGAGTAAAAGATGATGCTGCAAACATACAACCAGGTGAATTTAAAGATGTAGATACACCAGGAGGAAACTTAAAGGATGCATTTGTATTCTTACCGTATAAGGAACCTTCGGCTACATTATTGCAATTGATGGGAATTGTCGTTCAAGCAGGACAAAGATTCGCGTCGATTGCTGACATGCAGGTCGGTGACGGGAACCAATCAGCAGCTGTTGGTACGACTGTAGCTCTTTTGGAACGTGGTTCAAGAGTAATGTCAGCAATCCATAAAAGACTGTATGTATCATTAAAGCAAGAATTTAAATTACTTGCTAACATTTTTAAAACTTATTTACCTCCGGAATATCCTTACGATGTAGTAGGCGGACAAAGAAATATTAAAGTTCAAGATTTTGATGACAGAGTAGATATTCTACCTGTTGCTGATCCAAATATTTTTTCAATGTCACAAAGAATTTCATTAGCACAATCTGAATTACAATTAGCAATGTCTAATCCACAAATGCATAATTTATATATGTGTTACAGAAAAATGTATGAAGCACTGGGAGTTAAAGATATAGATAGAATATTACCTCCTCCTCCACCCAATCAACCTAAAGATCCAGCGATCGAACATATTGATGCAATGGGTATGAAACCTTTTCAAGCGTTTCCAGGTCAGGATCATAGAGCTCACATTACAGCTCACTTAAATTTTATGGCAAGTAATTTTGTTAGAAATAATCCTAGTATTACTGCAGCGTTAGAAAAAAATATTATGGAGCACATATCATTGATGGCACAAGAACAAGTGCAATTGGAATTCGCACAAGAGTTTCAAATGTTACCACAAATGCAACAGCAAGCTGTTCAAAACCCACAAATCCAGCAAGAATTCATGCAAATATCTCAAAAGATAGAGGCTAGAAAAGCTGTATTAATTGCAGATATGACGGAAGAATTCTTAAAAGAAGAAAAAACAATTACATCTCAATTTGATCATGATCCATTACTTAAATTAAAACAAAGAGAAGTAGATTTAAAAGCTATGGAAGCTGAAAGAAAACAACAAGAAGTAGATGCAAGAATTAATTTAGATAAAGCTAAGATGGTTCAGAATAGAGAGATTACTGATGATAAACTGGAACAAAATGAAGACTTAGCTAATTTAAGAGCAGATACAGCAATTGAAAAATCATTAATATCTGCTGATCC